AATGCCTTCCAGCGTGGATATAAAACATGGGGAGACAAGCTCCGGGAGACCTGGAACGATACTAAGAGTCCGCGTGGTCCGCTTGGGTATTTTGAAGGCGTTCTCGTCCCGGTTGACCGTTTGGATAACGGGGACGTGGTTTATCAATATAAAGAAAGTAAGAAGCGGGATCGTAGTATTAAGGTTCCTTACATTAAAGTCTGAGAAGAAAGGAGGCATTATGTCGAACGAGAAACAGGAGAAGAAGGCTGCCGGTCAGCGGAAGCAAGCGGACACACATCGGAAGAAGGTAATGGAGAAGAGCGCGAACACGTTGCGTAAACACTTTGACGGAACCGTGGAAAGAATGACGGTCGGAGTAGCGCAAACCATGTCCATGGTTATGTTGGAAATGCGAAAGGAGATCATTAAAATAATGGCCTCCTGGATTCAACCTATCCTGGAGGAACAGCGTCGGGCAGGGAACAGGGAAGATGAGATCGGTGGTCTGTTGGAAATGGGGGAGTCCGTACTTGGTACTCATGGAGAGGCTATAACTAAGAACGAGAGCCTCATTACTAAATTGGTTAAGGAGATCGGTCGAGCTCAGAAGGAAGAAGAACGGATGTCCGGGCTTATACAGTGTCTCATTCAGGTAGATAAGATTGCCCTGGAAAAGATTGAAGAGAACCGTGAGATGATCACCAAGTCTGCCAGAGCATCGGCTGGAGCATTGGAGGAACTACGGGAAATCTTTATGACAATCCAGATAGATCATCTTGAAAAGGAAGTCCGCAGGTCTTACTTTCAAATTGCGCTGGACATGTCATTCGCAGTCGTGCTGATTGTGTTCTTCCTTAATCAGGCCGGTTTGGTATGACAAACAGATCACCGGCACACATCAAGCTGACTAAGTGTTGGAGTGATCCAAACGGGTCACGGGTTATTGATACCACGGAGATCACGCCTCCAATCGTGGTGTGCTTGAAGTGTTACGAGCGATTAGAGCACGGGACGTCATTCATACTAAAGCATTACGGACGCGCTCTGGTTCCCATGCCGCTGATGTCCAGGGACCCGGAAAACGCTTTGCTGGACCTACAGTATCAGCAGTTATTTCGGGAGACAGCGTATTACCCGCTCCATCCGCTGTCTATACTTGACGTCGGCTGTCATATAGGATTCCAGGTCTGGGTCGTTACGATCTGTCCGGCTTGCCTTAAACGAACACTGACGGACTTCGGGGAGTTGGTTCATGGTAAATAAGATTAGAGACAAGAGGGGATGGTTCAGCTTCTTGCCTCCTGCCGGGCGAGTATGCCTGTATGACAAGCAGGAAGAGCTCCTGGCGATGGTACAGAAGCACTCAGACCGCTATAACTGTCCTCTCCCAGTCTATCACGGTAATCCCGAGCGGGACTTTGCGCACGAAGGCGACCCGAAGCTAAAAGCTATAGAGCTAGGATGGATTTACCCAAGCTACTTTGAAGGGATAAGGAAGATGCCGGTTTATAACCGTCATAAATGTAAACATCCAAAGAAACACTTATAAAGGAGGAAGGCAATGGAAACGTTATTGACAACTAAGGAAATGGGGTTTATTGATTGGGAATGGGAGAATGATGGTGTCTCGTTCTTTATACTCATGGGTCCGGATCGGGTAGAGGGGGACTCCTTCTGGGGAAAAGACGCGGACGAAGCCGTGGAAGATCTGTTTAAACGGTATCCCATGACGGAACCTATACATAAAGAAGACGGTCCGAAGATCTTTGGCGCGAACAGGGAAGAGTGGCTGGAGACCATAAAGAAGGACATGGCGAACAGGGAACCGAACGAGCCTCCTAATCGGGTCGTTCCTAAACACCCTGATAACAAGGTCAACCTCGCGCTGTCTCTGGTCCAGGACAAGACTAAATATTTGCTGAGGTGTCACCGGCTAGGCAAACAATCTGCAATCCAGTACGACATGCTTAACATCCAGGAGACGATGGTGGAGCTTGCGGCTAAACTGGTCTTGTTGATTGCACGGCTAGTTTAATGAAATTCTTTCATCGTGGAGGTACACTGTTTATCTTACGTTGTAAACATTGTACATATACGTTCCATCTGGTAGCTGATCTTAGATATGAACATTGTGTCGGTTCTGGAATGTTTAGCTGGGAATATAACGAGGTCACCAAACCAAGGTTCTGTCCAGAGTGCGGGAAACCGGATCCAGTAATTGAATCTGATCTAAAGGAGGGATCATGAACTTTTTTATAATAGGCGGAGGTCGGGAGACCGAATCGGTAGCACGGATAATCAACGAGCTAGAAAAGCACGGCCACAAATGCACGGAGAATTGGACCACGCGGTATGATAAGGAACGCGGGGACAACGGAGAGTATCGCCACGTCTACTCCAATATGTGCAAGGCGGGAGTAGAGTTCTGTGATGTATTCATCCTCCTGGTTCCAGCGGCTCAGGAATCCCATTACCTGTTCGGGCGAGCGGAAGGTCTCGGTAAGAAAACCCTGATCCTGGGGACTAAGTGGTCCAACTTTGAATCCGGGAATGTGTTCTATTTCGGAACGAACTACCATAAGCTGGATTACCTGGACGACTGGAGTTCCCTGTCGGGTATTGAATTATCTCTCGTTTGCAAGGCGATTTCAGAATGTCTGAAATTGTAAAATGCCGGGTAAAATTTGGCGAAACACTATTCATCGGTCAGTTTATGGCGAAATGGCCTATTTTAAGAATCGTCGAAATTTACAAGTTCTGTGAAAACGTTTTTATGATGATCGTTAAAAAACACAGACTTGTAGATAATGACAAAAGGTATCCCCTATAGGGTGGGTAGGTTAATATAAGGTAATAATAAAATGACAAATAATAACTGACAGTGAAAACGAGGGTACCCATACAGGGGGTATGTTTTGTCATTTCTAACTAAGCGAAACAGGAGGATCATGTTATGTCAGATCGAATGGACAAGTATTATGTCGTGAAGGACGGGACCAGGATGTGCGGCATAAGGTATGACCGTAAGAAGGAGGAAGTCCTGGTATGCGGACCGGATTCCCGGAAGGCGTTTATGCACAAGACGCTCAAGATGTTGGTAGGCGTCCACAAGGCAACTTCGGTCTTTACGCAGTCGTCGCGGCCTTGTGTGGCTAAACTGCGTATTACTTGCAAGGCGGTCATTAAAGACACCTGGAATAAAGGTCTGTCCAAGATAATCGATTCGGAGGACCTGGACCTTGCCATAACGGACAGTTTCCGGAGGACGTGCCGATGAGCGAAATAGAGATACATAAACGGCTAGTGGATATAGCTCGTAAAGCTCATCAAAGCGCAATCTTTGTCTATACGCTGCATCCGTCGATCCAAGTTCGTCCTGTGTTTAGTAGCGGAATGGAGAATTGGATCTTCTTTCAAGGTGTTGTGTATCTAGTGCATCGATAGGAGGTAACGATGAAGGGAAAAGTAATTATAACAAAGGTAGAGGACTATCCTAAGAAGAAATGGAACGTTAAGGTAGGAGACCATCCCGTGGAATTCGAGTTTGTAAACGTGGAATGCACGGACGTAATGAGCGCGATGGCGACATGGGTTATGATGCAAGCGTGTCTCGATAACTTTTAAGGAGGTGAGTGATGAAATGCAATGCTCCAGACTGTGAAGAAGAAGCTACTCATTTAGTCGTATGGGATGGATTCCGGAAGCCATTTAATAAGGACGGGCTTCCATACTGTGATAAACATTCCAGATCGTTACTGGCGATAACGGATGAATACCAAGATCGATATCATGCGGAACCTGCTACAAGGAAGGAGATCGTAGATCAACCCGCTATGAACTCTAGGTGCGTTAGTCAACGTAAACTTGTAAGACCAAAGAAAGGAGGTAAGTAATAGGGTTAGCAATACGACAGTTATTCTGGTGGATGAAACGGCGATGGACGTGTTTTAAGGAAGGACACGTTTGGAAAGGAACGGACTCTACCTTGGATGGTGTGCTGACGAGCTTTCCTTGGCCTTACTGTGATCGGTGCGGGAAACCTAGGAGGAAGAAGGATGTCTCTTAATGTATTACTCCGGAAGAAGAACAGATTACTAATTGGAGAGATAAGAATCTGTCCCGAAGACATTCTAGTTGGACACCGTGGAAGGATTTACCGAGAATCAGGTATCCGTCCAGTTAATAGCAATGGAGGAGAAAACTGGATCTTCTGGGGGGTGTTGTTTACTTACTTCATAAATAAGGAGAAGAGAATGTATCTAAGTAGAAGTAATCTATTAGTCTGGCAGGTCGCGTCGGGCGATGCCAAGCGTGGTTCCATTAACGGGCTACACGTCACGAGGGAAGGCGCGACCGTAGCGACGGACGGGACGGTGATGCTCGCTGTAGAGCCTGTAGACGCTGAGAGAGTGCGAATGCCGGACGTAGGCGAGCGGGTAACAGTAGGCGAGCAGGGAATAACCTTACCGCTGGAAATAGCGGAACAGGCTTTAAAGAATTTACCCGCCGAAAAGAAGCGACCGGCTATGCAATACGCGATCATGACGGATAGGCCGGACGGTAAGGCCGAGCTCACGACCGTGGACATGAGCAAAGAGCAACGGGTAGCGTCTGAACCGAAGCGTGATCGGTTTCCATTATGGCGGAATCTGTTAAGGAAGGCGTTCGGCAAGGCAAAGGTCACTCAAGTCTGTGTTAATCGCCAGACCCTGCTCGGTTTGCTTAAAGTGATGGAGCAAGCATGTCCGGACCCGACGGGGGATAACGCTGTGTTCATTAACATAGGCGGCGAAACGGATCAGATGGTCCTGCGTTCCATCAATTATGCTACCAATCAGCGAGCCGTCGCAATGGTAAGTCCGCTGAATACACATGGAGAGTGGCTTGAGGAGAGTAGTTGGGAGCAATCCATTCTCCGTAAGCGATCTGGGAAGGTTCCTAGGTGAACCGTCCGTTTCGTACGCGCGAGCGCTACTAGCACCGTTCGAGTCTCTCCCAGTTTCTGTAAGCCCGGAAGCCCGTTATATCCCTCCTATTAGAGTAATCCTTGCGTTCTAAGTGAGCTCCAAAGTATTCTAGCTCTTGAGGATATTGTGTCTGGGAAATGCCAACTAATTGAACGATGTGTGAAGAGCGAGCCTGTTTGTGATGTGTTGACGGACGGGGAAGATGAACTGATGGCCGAGATGTTAGCTCTTCACAAGTCTGTTCGGGGAGCGGTTAAAGCGGGGAAGAGGAAATTCTCGCAAAGACAAGTCTATAAGGTATTCCGTGGTGAAGCATCAGGAGGACCAAAGCGATCGGAACTATTCCGTGGCCGTGTTCACTTCAAGATACTGGAGATCGCTGAGGAAATGAAGGCACGTCGAGACCTGCTACTTGGGGATGCCTTTGATGTGTACGGAGAAGCCCTAAGACGTCAGGGAAGGCATAACCCGTTCAAGGGCAGAGCGTCTCTATCACTTAAAGCAGCTCACGACGTGGTCTTTGGTCTTGGAGCCTTTAAGCGGGAGCACAAGGTTTCTCTCCAGGATGAAAGCGGACAGGCTCCAGGTGAGCGTATGGACAAGGATGAATTACAATCCAGGGTGGAACGGGCTTTAGGAAGAAAGAGGCCAAAGGGTAAAGCTAAACAGAAGAAGAGATGAACCAAGTAGACTCAGTGGAAGAGACGGAACTATACCGGGATTATCTCCGGGAGGATAGTTACGACGACGTTAATACCTACCTGGAGTACACGTTCCTTGACGAGAAGGCTGAGCCGCTCCTGCAAAGCAAGGTCCATGAGGAACTGCAAACGTTCGTTCGGGAGAACCAATTTGGCGTCATTGAATTGCATAGGGAGTGCGGCAAGACTACACAGATGATCGGGCTTGCCTCGCACATCATAGGCCAGAACGCGGACGAGCGAATCAAGATAGTAAGTAACAGTGACAATGAAGCAGTTAAGCGCGGTAAGGCGACAAGGGAAATAGTGGAGTCGCCGGGATACCATGAGATCTTCCCTGACAGACGACCGGGTCGGGAATGGACGGATAAGAAGTTTAGTGTGGAACGTAACATCATATCCCCGGAGTCCAGCCTGGAATGCTACGGAGTGCAGAGCCGAGCGACCGGCGGACGTTGTGACTGGCTCTTTCTGGATGATACGGATGACGAGGAGGTTGTGGTCAGTGAGGTTAAGCGGGACAGGAACAAGGAGCGCGTTCTTAACGTCTGGCTCAACCTGCTGACACCGACGGGGAAGGCGTTTATGTTCTGCACTCCATGGCATAAGAAAGACACAGCGCACAAGCTCAAGGAGAACGGATGGCCTGTATTCCATAAACCGGTCGTCAATATGAAACCTGTCTTTCCTGAGCGCTGGGATGCGGCTGCTCTTAGGAAGCGTAAGCGTACCATCGGCTCCCTTGCCTTTGCTCGTGGCTTTGAGCTCATACCTATTAGCAGCGAGAGCGCACCTATCAAGGGTCATTGGTTTAACCTATGGACCAAGCTACCACGGTTCACGTCGATTGGTATTGCGTGTGATCCTAATAACAGTTTATCCGAGGGAAGTAACTTCACGGCGATCGGCGTGTTTGGCGTGACCTGGGATTATCAGGTTTATCTCCTGGAGGTATTCCGTGCTCACTTAGAATTTCCTGGAGTGATGAGTACGATAAAGAAGATGGCCGAGCAAGCGGAGAAGCGTTATAAGATCCGGCCTTACATCGGCGTCGAGGACACAGCTTACCAGAAGGCTATCCCGTTGATGCTTAAGAAGGAAACACCTTATCCGATCTTTGGACTCAAGGCGGACAAGGGTAAGTTCATCCGGGCTTCCAGGTTTGCCGTCCAGTGTGAAAACGGTAGGGTCAACTTAAAGGCCGGGAAGAACAACACTATTCACCCTGAACAGGTAATGGTCTATGATAACTGTGTGGAATACCCTGCATGTGCAAACGACGACCTCGTGGACATGATGGGTTACGGAGTGGAGATGATGCTTAGAGTGGCTCGCCGAGGCGGAGCCGTAGTAGGAGGCAAGTAGATGGGGAAGAACAAGCAAACGCAGAAGCCAGTCTTTATAGCAACTACGAGCGGGAAGGTTATTGACGTGGGAATCTTTGAGCGTTATGCCATGAAAGGGGATGGTGAGCAGAGTGCTAGTCTTCCGACCGACCGCTTCTACGGGGACTATCAAAACCTTCTGCCTCCTACCTATGACCCTGAGGTAATGGTAGGTCTCCTGGAAATCAATACATGGCATAACCGCTGCGTGAAGACAAAGGCCAATGACGTCGCCGGACTAGGCTACGGTCTTTCCTCAGTGGGTGATGAGGACAACGAAGCCGAGGGAGACAAGGAGCGGCTGAATATTTTCTTTACGGATCGGCGACACAAGCGTCCCATTGCTGCTATCCTGACAGACGTGCAGACGGATAAAGAAACCCTGGGATACTGCTCCTTGGAAATAGTGCGGGAGAAGTATGACCCGATGGGCGACCCTGTCGTTATGGCGCACATCCCCGCTCATACGGTCCGGGTCCACAAGACCGGTAACAAGTACATGCAGAAGCGTGGAGTGAAGAAGAGATGGTTTAAACGCTTTGGGTATCTGAGGGACATACATAAGGAAGAAGGAACTGAGCATCCGATGGGGACCTTAGAACCATTGGACAGGGCAACGGAACTGATCTGGGACACTAACTTTTCAGGGAGGAGTGATTATTATGGAATGCCGGACATCCTTCCCGCGCTCGGGAGCGTGGAAGGGTTAGTTGCTGTTCGGGATTATAACATTAGCTTCTTCCGTAACTATGGAATACCTGCTTATGCCATATACATCACTGGTGATTATAGCCTTGGTGAGTTAAAGAACAAGGATGGGGTTAAATATGATGCACAGGACGACGACCATGACATAAACGATTTTGACTACGAGATCATCCGGGATGTGAAGCGGCATCTTAATACCATTGCACAGAATCCTCATGCTCCCTTACTGCTTGCTATACCAAGCACGACGCCGGAAGGTAAAGTGGATCTTAACTTCAAACCGTTAAACGTGGAGGTAAAGGATGGTAGCTTCCGGCTCTATCGCAAGGACAGCCGGGACGAGGTAATCGTGGCTCATGGCGTTCCTTCCTATCGGATAGGCTTGGTCGAGACCGGAGCTTTGGGTGGAAGCACAGCGGTCGAGTCTACTCGGATCTACAGGGACAGCGTGATAGCGCCAAGGAAGCGAGCGCTGGAGAATCTGATAAATCAGTTCATCATCCGCGAAGGGTTTATGATTAGTACCTGGGAGTTCGGGTTGGAAGCCCTGGACATAGCGGAGGAGGACGAACACGAAAAGGAGATGGCCGACTTCCTGTTCCGCCGGATGGCAATGACTCCCGCGCAATTAATAGAACGGTTCGGTGCTGAGTTTGGTTTGGAACTACCAAGCCCGGAGGAGTTCCCTGAGCTCTACATTTACTACCTGGACAACCAAGTTGCCAAGCCCGTTCTTCCTGGAGGAGAAGGGGAAGGACTTACGACAGCGGTCAAGGCATTCCAAAGTGACCTGCTGACCATAGCAATCAAGAGCGCGCAGAAGGATGGAGATGGGAGCTAATCTCGCTATAGACATGTTCGCGGCTTGTGACCGCTTCTTAGTTGCGACCAAGGCGGCTCGCAGTAAGAACGTCCTAGCTCTGAACAAGAAGCTGGACCGGCTGTTCCAAGGTGCTATCACTGAGTCCGTCCGTCAGTACAAGCTGTCACATAGTTCCCAATCAGCCGTGTCGCCTATACGTGGATCATTAGATGAGATGGATGCTTTAATCCTAGACAGCGTGATGCGGGAGGTAACGGCTCCGGGTCCTGCCGAGGAGCTAATAAGACAGAGCGCGTTCACAGCCTCCCATCGTACCATGGACAGGCTCACGGGTAATGTCCAGGAGGTTCTTGCGCAAGGAGTAGAACAAGGGCTAGGGATTGACAGGATTACGCAGAACCTTAAATCAGAGTTTACAGATCTGGCCGACTACGAACTGGAACGCATAGCCCGGACGGAGATACATCAGGCGGTCAATGTAAACGCATACGAGAAGCGCAAGGCAGCGGGGATCCGATATCATATGTGGGTTACATCCGGACTGGACAACGTCCGGAGTTCACATATCCCACTCAACAGACAGATAGTAAAGATGGGAGATCGGTTCCAGAACGAGTTAAAACATCCGGGCGACAGGAGCGGACCCGTAGCTGAATGGATACAGTGTAACTGCGAAGCAATAGCCTGGATTCTTCCTCCAGGAAAGGCAGTCCCAGCCGGGAAGGGTAAAATGGCGTTCGCTTTGAAGTGGTTCTACGAAGGGGACTTGATACAGATAACGCCAGAGGAGGCTCAGGAAGTTGGTAAGCCTGGAGCCGTAGCAGTTAAGAAGCCGGACTGGAGCGAGTTCGAGAAGCGTTCGGCGTCGGATGTTAAATCAGCAGGGACAGCGGCTTTGCGTAAGGAAGCAATAAAGCGCGGTCTGCCGAAGCCTGTAGCGAACAGCTTAAAGGGTCAAGACCTCCGGGCTATAATGCGTAACCCTGACAGGCTGGATGAGATACTAACAAAGGCAGGCGGGAAAGCGCTAAAGACTAAGCCTGTTCCAGCGGGGAAACCGGCTACGTTCCCGAAGAAAGCTGGACGCGCTACCAGTAAACGCAAGGTTCCTAAAAAGTACGTGGATGATTTAGATGATCTGCACAAGGAAGATCTTAGAGAAGCGATTAAGGAATACACAGAAAGTGAGTATACAGAGTTTCGTGACTATCAAATGAGCGGAAGGCGAGATGACGAAAACTTAAATATACTTATTGGTTCAATAGAAGATGCAGCTAAAAATATACAACCATACCAAGGAACGGTCCATCGCGGTATGACTATGGATGATGAAGACTTCCGGTTGGTTAGGCGTAAAATGAAAACGGGGAAGACGGTCAAGTTTGATGCTATGACTAGTACATCTACGAGTAATACAGTGGCGAAAAATTTTGCTGCGGTGGGTGAAGGTGAAGGAGAGAATGCAATTATAATGCACTTTGGGAAGACGTCTAGTGGAATGGATCTTGATTACTTATTAAAGAAGGTAGTCAAGACGAGCAACAAAGAGAAAGAAGTTTTGTTTATGAAGGGCTCTAAGTTTAAAATTGTGGACGTTGGAGAACCGAAGGTTTCTGGGAGTGCCTTCCTTGGAACAGAAGCGACGAGAGTGGAAATATGGCTCCAAGAAATCCCATAGTCTTTCCATGGGGAAACAGGACCGCGACTAGTGATCCGAGCGGTATCTCTGTGGATGAAAGCGAACCGACGGTTGAAATAATAATCACCGGTGACGAGCTTGCCATTGGGATCTACAAGGATGGCGTCTGGCTTGGTGAGGTAATCTTTACCCGGATCTCCTGGGAACACGTAGTTCCGGAGCCAGGTGAGCAGGAGGATATCGCAGACGCGGACAAGTTACGCAGCTTCCTGGATAAGAAGTTTGACGGAAAGGTTTTTACGCTGACTAACTATAACGTATTGATGGACGAGTTATTTAACCTGGGATACACAAGGAGGGAATGAAGATGGCGGAGACAAGTATAGCGGGACCAATCGTACTCAAGAGCGGCAGGAAACAAATCGTGTTCGCTCCCGTGTTAGTACCTGGAGAGAGGGATACTGACGGCGAGGTACTTACGGCGGAAAAGATCGGGGATGTCGCCCTGGAGTTCATGGAAGGCTTCGGGATCGTGGATGTGATGCATACCTTGGAAAAGGTAGGCAAGCCGGTCTACAGTGAACTGCTCCGCAGGGACGAGCAGTTCACGCTTCCAGACGGGGAGATAATGGTTTGCCCGAAAGGGACATGGATCATGGGCGCAAAGGTAAACGACCCGGATACCTGGAGCAAGATAGAGGCTGGAACCTTTACGGGCTTCTCCGTGATGGGAGTGCGGCGAGCGGACCTGGAAGCCGCGATGAAGACGGCTGACCCGGCTGTCGGCATCAAAGCAGGGCTCGCGCGCAAGGTTCTTCTTAAGGATCTCGGCGAGGACTGGGTCCCGGTCGCCGTAAGCATCCTGGAGAGTCCAGCGGTCTACAAGAGCAAGTGGATCGCGGTCAAGTCCAAAGATACCCTGGAACAAAAAATTACCCGGATATTAGACCGGTTAGGTATAAAGGTAGGAAAAGGAACCGAGGACAATAACAATACAGACAAGGAGGTTGAGGAAATGAAGGAAAGTGAGATCAAAGAACTGATCGAAAAAACCGTTAAAGACACGGTCGGCCCGGCGATCAAGGAAGCCGTCAAGGAACTGAGCAGCGAGGAACTGACGGACGAGGAAAAGAAAGCGGTTGAGGAAAAAGCAGCCACCGAGAAGGCCGAAGCGGAAGCAGCCGAAGCCAAAGCAAAGGCGGACGCGGAGGCTGCCGGAACCAAGACCGAAGAGGAACTGAAAGTAGAAGCAGACGCGGCGGAAGCCAAGGCGAAGGCCGAAGCCGAAGCAGGGGAAACCGTGGAAGTTCCCAAGTCGGACTTCGTGGCCATGAAAGGCGCTCTGGCGAATCAGGAAAAATTCAACAAGAAGGTCGAGGAGCTCCTGAGCGTCCAGTCGCAGGGTCTTGGCGCAAGCCTGGAGGCTACGGAAGCGGCCAAGAAGAGCGCGGAGAAGATTGGTCCCAAGCGGGACACCTTCGGACGGGCCGTCAGATAAGACGGCTCCAAGAAAAACCAGGAACAAGGAGAAAAGGAATCATGACTATAGAAGCAATGATCGCCCGTCTTGACGCGGCGATAAAAGGTTTAACAACGACCACGACTGCGGGATCCGCTGTTCTGGAGCCTCAGCAGTTTGACAGGTACGTTCGTCTTCTCCAGCACAAGACGACCATCCTTCCTCTGGCGCGTTTCATGCGGATGACATCGCCTATAACGGACATCGATCACATCGGCTTCGCCGGTCGCGTGATGGGAGTCCCTCCGGCGGAAGGCGCAGCCAAGGACGAAGCCGACTTCGTGGAGCCGTCGTTCGCCCAGAATCAGCTTACCGCTGCTCTGATGCAAGGCGTGGTCGGTGTGACCGATTCGCTCGTGCGCAGAAACGTAGAGCGGACCGCGCTGATGTCCACCATCCTGGACCTGATGGCCGAGCGTGGAGGCTTGGACATAGAGGAACAGGCAATCAACGGGGACGAGACCTTGGGTGGCTCCAATTTTCTCGGTCTCAACGATGGATGGCTCAAGCTGACACGGAGACGGTGCGTGGAGGACAGCGATGCGAGGAAGGACTACGATGACGCATCCACTCCGCTGTTCACGACCATAGCCGCTGAGACGACTCAGCAGGTAATCTACGACGACATACCCATCGTCGCTGGCGGATGGACCTTGTGGACAACTTCCACTTCCGGAACGCAGGTTGCTCACGATGACGGGAACGGTAACATCGTCCAGGATGCAGCCTCGGGTATTGCCGGATCGATTGATTACAACTCCGGTGTCCTTAACATCACGGGACTCACAGCGTCTACCGCGTATTACTCCAAGTACACGGTCCAGACATTTGACCGGGACGCTTCCAGTGGACTGCTC